AATATTAGATTAGGAGCAATATAATGGCAATTTCAACACTATCAAAAATGACAGTACCTTTAGCAAGTGGAGATTCCGCAAGCAACCAAGGTCTGTTAATGCCAAAACTACAATATCGCTTTAGGGTGAGTTTGGAGAATTTTGGCGTATCAACACCGACAACAGAATTAACAAAACAGGTTGTAGACGTAAGTAGACCAAATGTAAGTTTTGATCAAATGACGATTGATATTTACAACTCAAGAGTATATCTAGCAGGTAAACATACTTGGGAGCCAATTACAATTAACTTACGTGAAGATGTTAACAACAATGTACAAAAACTTGTTGGTGAACAGCTACAGAAACAATTTGATTTCTACGAGCAGTCAAGTGCGGCTTCTGGATTAGATTACAAATTTGCAACTAGAATCGAAATACTAGACGGTGGTAATGGTGCCAATACACCAACTGTACTAGAAACTTTTGAGTTATATGGTTGTTATGTAGAAGCAGCAAACTACAATCAGTTAGCATACTCAGCAGGTACAGAACCTGTAACAGTAACTTTAAATATTCGCTACGATAATGCAGTACAAACTCCACAAGGTACAGGAATTGGTACAGCTATTGGTAGAACAGTTAACACTCTTGTAACTGGCGCTGGCGCATAATTAAACTTTATTTCCTAATCTATAGGGGTGTAATTAATTACACCCCTTTCTCTTTATATACCCACTTAATTAAGATAGATAAATATTGTATAGGAGATTAATGTGGCAAACTTTAATGGATTTTTAGATAACTTAGCATCAGGCGCTCTAAACCCAAAAGGCAATCTTGCAGATTTTAGACACGCAAGTAGAACCTTTGTAGATGATAGTTTTAGACTAGCACCAAAAGCAAAATTTCTTTTTCATACAGCATTTACATTTGGACCTGCTGCATTAAAATCATTCCCAAAATTTGAGCAACGTCATAAATTAGAAGCAGGCTTACTAGTTAAAAGTGCTGATATGCCTAAATATTCAGCTGTAATAGATACTAGAAAAAAATATAATAGAGTCAAACATGTACAAACAAGCATAAATTATGAACCTGTCAATATTACATTTCATGATGATAATTTAGGTATTACAACTGCAATGTTAGAAGCCTACTATAGATATTATTACAGAGATGGAAAATACGGGACTTTTCCTCAGGCTTACAAAAAATCTTTTACACCGACAGGTGGCCCGCCAGGGCAATCAGGACAAACACCTGGTGATAACACCTATGCAGGACCTGAACTAAACAGTTTTAGATACGGTTTAGATAATGATAGCACTGATCCTTTTTTTACAAATATTCAATTAAGTCAAATGAGTAGACATGAGTATATAACTTATACACTTGTTAATCCAATTATTGAAAGTTGGGGACATGACAGCGGTGATTATGCAGACGGTTCAGGTACAATGCAAAATACTATCACAGTAAAATATGAAGCGGTGTGGTATGATAGAGGACCTGTGACAGCTGGCGCAAACGGAGATCCAAAAGGATTTGGTGATTCAGCTCATTATGATACTACACCAAGTCCTATTACACTAGCTGGAGGAGGAAACGTTGGACTAGGAGGAATACTTAGTGCAGGCGTTGACTTGTTTGATTATGCTAGAACAGGAAAAGGATTCAGTAGTCCACTAGCAGCTGGTTTAGCGGCAGCAAACTTAATTGGAAATGTTAGAGGTTTATCCAGTGAGGGTGCTAGAGCAGGCGGATTTAATTTGCTCAAAAGCACAATAGGGGGTATAAGCGGTTCTGACGTAAGCGGAGTAGCAAATACAATATTCCCTAAATAGGAGATAAAATGGCAGTACAAACTAGTTTACCACCAAAAGACCAAAAATCAGAACAAAGAGTTGTTCAATTCTTTGATCAATATTTTTCAAAACCAATTGAAGTGTCAGCTAATGATTATGATGCTGTAATAAGTTTTTTTGAAAAACGAGGCTTTGATAAAACAGCATCTGCAAGCGTAGGACAAGCTATTTTAACTCAAGCTAAATTAGATGAAGTTAATGTATTTCAATTGATCGACACACTTAAAGGTTATACAGAAGTGCAAATTAGTAAAGTAGTTGCACAAGTCTTAAACTTCCAACGTAACAAATCTTCCACAATAGGATTTAGAGTTACTCCTACCTTTGAATATGGTGAACGTAGAAACGTAGTGGTGTAAAATGTCTAGATTTGCACAAGGCAAATACACTTTAAAGTTTCCTGAAAAATACTCCGGAAGAAAAACTCCAACATACCGTTCAAGTTGGGAATTCGCTTTTATGCGTTTTTGTGATGAACACCCTAGTGTAAAACAATGGGCTAGTGAAGCATTTAAAATACCTTATAGAAATCCACTAACAGGAAAGCACACAATTTATGTTCCAGATTTTTTTATTGCATACACAGATAAAAACGGAAAAACTCTAGCAGAATTAATAGAAGTAAAGCCAGCTAATCAAGCAATTAAATCACGTTTGGGCAATAGCAGACATAATCAAGCTAGTTATATTGTTAACCAAGCAAAATGGGAAGCTGCATATAAATGGTGTAAACAAAATAAAATAAAATTTAGAGTTATTACAGAAAATGAAATATTTCATACAGGTAAAAGATAATGAATGAAATAGAATATAAAAATAAATTATTCCAAATTATCAAAGGACACGATAAAAGCACAAGAGGAATAAAATATATTAGAAAGTGGGATTACTATTGGACAGAAAAACAATTTGTTTTAGATAAATGTGATTTATCAAATGTAAAAACAGCAATAGACATAGGTACAGGCATTGGCATGTTACCTTTTTTATTACAACAAAAAGGTATAAGTGTTGAGGGAACAGATATAGAAGAAGAAATCACAGGCCCTATTTTTAAAATGTGCTGTGATATGATAAATTTAAAAGTACATCATATGTATATTAACAATGGAGAGCCAATGAACTTTCCTGGCAAATATGATCTATTCATAGCAACAAGAACAGAGTTTGATAGAGAAGCATTACAACCTGGTGAAAAATTTGATTGGCAATTTTTCTTTAATGATGTTTTCAAATATGTCAACCAAGTATTCATAAAAACCAACAATGCCGGATCTGGCAAGGGATATCCTGTGTGGATGCGTAAATATTTGTGGAATCCAAGCAAAGAGGCCCCTATTAAAAAGCCCTTTAGAGCATGGTATGTTATAATTAACAAACAAGAATGGCTCAATGATTCTTTATCTACACTAAATAATTAACACAGTGTATAATGGAAAAAACCAATGACTAAAAAACTAGAAGACCTACTTAATTTACCAGATTCAAAAGAAATTATAGAAGAAGGTAAAAAAGACAAGCAAGAAGATGCAATAGTTGAACAGGAAGATACTATGCGTAGTATCCAAGAGTTTGATAAAATTACTGCTGCTCTGCCTGCTGTCAAAGGACTAGGAGAAATGGCAGATAAAGAGCTTAATGAAGTTGCAGATAAGGCAATGACAGCTTATGAAGATCTAATGGATCTGGGTATGAATGTGGAGAGTAGATACAGTGGAAGAGTTTTTGAAGTGGCTGGAGGAATGCTTAAAACATCTCTTGATGCCAAGGTGGCAAAAGTAGATAAAAAATTAAAAATGATCGAACTCCAACTTAAGAAAGAAAAGCTAGATAAAGAGGGCGGTTTAGAAGGTGATATTGTACAAGGTGAAGGATATGTGGTAACAGACCGCAATAGTTTGTTAGAGAAACTAAAGAATATGGATAAATAGTTAATATAGGATCAGTATCATGAAAACATTTAAAGAATATTTAACAGAGTCTGAAAAGACATACAAATTTATAATTCGTATTGCTGGAGAACTTCCGGAAAATTGTGAAGATAAAATGGAATCTGCACTTAACAAATACGAAATAATCAAATTTAACAAAGTTAAAACAGGGCCAATTTCAGAAAAGCCAATGGATTTTCCACAACTGCAAAACATTGAAGTTTCACACTTTGATGCAGAAGTAAAATATCCAATTACAAGCCATGTTTTAGAAAAATATCTAAGCGACAGTATTCCTTGTTCACACGGACATATAATTGTAAGAGGTGAACACGATCCTATAGAACAATACCAAGCAGAAGTAGAAGACAAACCATATGAAGCTAAATTAACAACAACAGAAATGGAGCAAGCTGATCCAAAAGCTCAAGAT